TCGACCTGCGGAAGTACCCAAGAGGCCGAAGGGGCTCCCCTGCTAAGGGAGTAGGGCGTGTAAAAAGCGCCGCGGAGGTTCAAATCCTCTCTTCCGCGCCAAGAATAGCAAGAGAAAACATTGTGTTTTCCCTTGCTTTTTCTTTTATATTGCCTTGTTTTGCTAAGAAAAGTTCAATTCTTGCATTTCAGAAAATGCCTTTACCCCTAAGTTTACCCCAATTGGATTTTTTACCCCTAAAAACTGCGGAAAGAAGCTCCACAGGCCGACTGACCAGTGGAGCTTCCTTTTATGCCTTTTTCAGCTTTTCATAATATGACTGCGTTCTTGCTGCGGTGTCCTTCATCATCTGTTCTGATGTGTGGGCGTAGACGTTCAATGTGAAACTTGCGGTAGCGTGTCCCATGAAGTCTTGCACGCTTTTAATGTCCGCGCCGCTGGCGATCATCACCGTGGCTGCGGTGTGGCGCAGATCATGCACACGCGCGTCCGGGCGTCCGATACTGGCAGCGATTTTCTTAAAATACTTGTAAAGGGTATGAATGGCGAGATGCGTTCCGAATTCATCCGTAAAAACGAGATTTTCGTCGTTGCTCCATAGCTTACCACCTTTGAGCTTATTTTGCGCCTGCCGGCGCTTTTCATCACGGAGATATTCAAAGCAGAGCGGGGGTGGCTCGATCGTGCGCGGCTTGCCGCTCTTGGTGGTGTCGGCAATGTAGTAAGCGCCGTTCTTTTTCTTCTCACGCTGTAGCTGCTGACTGACGGTGATACGCCCTTTTTCAAAGTCGACCTGTGACCACGGGAGACCGAGCAATTCTCCCTCACGAAGACCGGCAAGCAGGCAGACGGCAAGCGCGTTTCGATAAGGGCTGTCCTCGATCGCTTCAAGGAACTTCGGAATGTCCTCATCACGCAGCGGCGCTATTTCACGCTGTACCACCTTCGGCTGCTCTGCGGCGTCACAGGGGTTACTTACAATGATCCCCTGTTTCAATGCAACAGAGAGGGCCTTATGCAGTACGGCAGCGCAGTTCTTGACGGTCTTTCCGCTCAGCCCCTTTTTGGTCATGGCGTTATAAACCTTCTGGACGTGTGCGCCGCGCAGAGCTTGCAGCTCGATAGCGCCGATCTGTGGCTTGATGTAATTCTTGATACAGGCCTGATAGTGAAGGTATGTTGTCGGCTTGATCTTATTGGCGGCAAAGGTATCGAGCCATTCATCAAGCCATTGTGCGACTGTCGTCTTTTGTGGTGTCAGATATGTACCGCGGTCGATCTCACGGAGAATGGCTGTCATCTGCTTACGAACGGCGGCTTGCGTGTCTCCGTAGATGCTGCGGCGGATCGGTTTTCCTGTGCCTGGGTCATTGCCGACGGTCACACGAGCTTCCCATCGACCGTCAGGACGCTGCCGGATGCTGCCTGCGCCCGACGCGGCGCGCGTATTTGCTTTTCTTGGCATTGCTTTTTCCTCCTGCATTTGTTATGATTGGAGGGCAGTAGGCTTTCCGTTTGCTGCCCCTTATAACCGTCCTCGGTGCTGCAACACCGGGGGCGGTTTTTTATTTTACTTTGCCTGTGAATATTAGCCCTTGTAAAGTAGCATCACTCGCAACATCTTCTAATAACAAAGTAAGGTTTTTATTTGCATTTGATTCATAAATATCAGAAGGGCTTATTATTTCGTCAATAGAAGCTCCGAACTCACCACCTGATAATAACGATTGACCTTCACGAAGTGTTTTAAGAACTATAATAGAATGATTATATACATTCATTGCGCGGCGAATGTCATCAGGCGCGTTATTTTCCATCACATATAACATGACTTCGGCGGGTCTTGAGTCATCATCATCTCCGCTTGTATTTGGCACATTCTCATAAATACTTGCAGCAGTAAGCATTTTTCCAAATTGTGTTATAGCGAGTAGCAAATAGCTGAATGACCTATACTGAAGCATAGTGTTAAGGGAATCTGCTAAACTTTTGCTATCAAGCAGTACATTGATAGACTCCTCTGAAAGTCCAGTATACTTGCAGATTGCCTGTATTTCCGGATTCGCTGTCTTTATGCCGGATCCGCCCAAAAGATAATCTGCACTTACGCCGTAATAGACGGCTAAATCATGCAATGATCTTGCGTCGGGTAATGTGTCCCCTGTTTCCCATAGTCCAAGTGTAGACTTCGATACGCCGAGTATTTTAGATAATTCATCCTGTGATACGCCTTTTTCCCTTCGCAAATCTCTAAGTTGTGTTGGGAAAATGGCATTTTTGTTTGCAGCAGACGACCGCTCTACCCCTGTTTGACTTGCCTTCTTTTGCGTGACCGGAAAAAACATTTGTTCCATATCGATGCTCCTCTGGAAGACTGATTTTCTTGTTGTTAAAATATATTAGAGCAAAAAACTTGTCAAACAAGCGCTCCGTGTGTATAATGCAAGTGACAAGAAATTTGAGGCTTAACAGTATTGTATCAAGTTTTTCAGTTTTGTCAACTCGAATTTTATAAGGAGGGGAGAATATGGATCGCATCTTAATCACTGTCACGGAGGCAGCGCGGCTTTTGAGCGTATCACGCCCGACCATCTACAAGTGGTGTAACGTCGCTGGTTTTCCTGCGGTCAAAATCGGCGGTTGTACGCGCATTGTTGCCAGCGATTTAATTGAGTGGGCAAAGACACAGGAAAGGTGAGCTGATTTGTGGCAAGTAAAAAACGTCCCGGCGTGATGTTATATTTTGATTTACGCCCATGTTTGAAAGCTCTATCCCTTGATCAGAAAGGTCTTCTATTCGATTCAATTTTGTCTTATGGGGAGATTGGCGTTGTTCCGCAGTTTGACGATTCTATGTTGACAGTTGCATGGAACTTCATTCAACCGAAGATAGACGCTGATGCCGAACGTTACAAGAAGCGATGCGAAAAGGCACAGGAATCTGCGAATGCTCGATGGGGAAACGTAACGGAGAACACAGAGTATCCAAACGGATGCGAACGCATACCGACGCATACTAACGGATACGAAGGGATGCGTTCAATGCCAACTACAACTTCAACTACAACTAATTTTCTTGTTCCGCCTTCCACCGGAACGAAGAAACCGAAGCAGGTTTTTGAGCCCGACTCACTTCCGTACCGTGCTGCGCGCTGGCTCGCGGATCAGATTGAGGAGCGCTTGCCGAATTGCACGCCGCATTCAGAAACGGCCTTGCAGAATTGGGCGGCGGACTTCGACAAGTGCCATCGACTGGATGGGCACAGCTGGGAGGACATCGATAAGGTTTTACAGTTTTCACAGTTTGATTCGTTCTGGCAAAGCAACATCCTGTCAGGGGGCAAATTCAGAAAACAATACACGCAGCTCCTGGCAAAAATGGGGGGTGGCGGCACGTGATGCAAGACACTTCTTCTCTTGAATATTCCTTGACTGCGACGGTCTGTCTTGAACCAAAACGTGTCTTACAACTTCGGCAGATCGTGAGCGTCGAGGACTTCTCCATTTCCGCCTGCGCTATGGTTTTTGACGCTGCGGATAGCGCAGTATCGCGCGGCAAAGCGTTTGACGTCAACATTGCCGCCGATGGTCTCCGTGGTCTTGTGGACAATCCCAGACAGTTTCTTGCCGATTGTATTGACCTGACGCCAACACTCGCAAACGCGGAGGAATATGCCCGCCTGCTACATAAGCACGCAGCGGAAAAGCGGTTGCGCGATGGGGTGCTTGCGGCGCTCAATGAAGAGAATCCGGCGACAGCGATTGCTGAACTCTGTAAGGCACATCTCCTTGACAATGCGGGCGGACGGCTGAAAAGTGTCTCGCAGGCTCTTACAGAGACCTTGCGGAGCCTTTCAGCACCGGAGCAGTCCCGTATCGATACGGGGTTCCCAAAATTGGATAGCATTTTGAAGGGGTTCGAGGGGGGACAGCTCATCATCGTCGGTGCTCGCCCAGGGGTCGGCAAGTCTGCTTTTCTGCTCGACCTTGCAGAAAGTGCAGCTCGAGCCGGAAACGAGACGCTTTTCGTCTCGCTGGAAATGAATGCTTCCGAGTTGACCGAGCGCTTGCTTGTGCGCCGCAGTATGGCGACGATGGATGAACTGATTGACCGCGATTTGACTGATGAGCTATGGGACGATATCGCGGCGGTGTCTAACCGCCTTGAACGTCTTCCTCTTCATTTTTGGGACAGGCCCGCGGCAACAGTGAGTAAAGTTCGAGGTGCAGCGGCGACCATTCAAAACCTGCGATTGATCGTCATCGACTATCTCGGCCTGATGCAGGCCGAGCGCCGTGCGGACAGCCGAAATCTCGAGCTTGGACAGATTAGCCGCGACTTGAAAAACCTTGCGTCTGAACTACAGATCCCCATTATTGCGGCGGCACAGCTTAACCGTGGTGTCAACGACACAGACCGCCCGACGCTGCTTTCCCTGCGAGATTCGGGTGAGTTGGAGCAAAACGGCTCAAAAGTATTGTTCCTCTGGAAGATCGATGAGTTCGGGACAGTTGGGGTGTCCGTTGCGAAAAACCGCCGCGGTCGTCAAGGCGTTGTGCAGATGAACTTTGACGGCGCACATCAAAAATTCACCGAGCTTTCGGAGCCGTACCGCGAGCCAGAGAAAAAACGCCGGGGCGGATTTTTGGAGGGTGGCACATGAATATCGGAGGAGAGAAGAAAGAAAAGATGGTCAAAATTCAAATTTTATGGCGGAGGATTTATGACTATCTTGGAAGCGTACAGCATTCTAAAATCAACCAAGCCCGCGCGCTGTGAGCGTGACCGCTACCATCAGCGTGACGAACTGCAGCACCTGCTTATCCCGCACCTGCCCGTTGATGACCGCGATAAATTCGAGCGGGCAATGAACAGACATTTCCGTTTATAAAAAAGCCCTCCCCAAATCGGGGAGGACCGCTCTTGTAGTGAGTTCGAATTGTCAATTCTGATTTTACCATAGGAGGAGCGGATATGCAAGCAAAACCACTTGTCACAAATCTTGGCGAACAGGCGAACAAAATTGCAGTGTCGGTGCAATCTGGCGACGGTGAAGTATTGACCTTGTGGGGAATGTGCCGCCGATATGCTATGCAGCAAGCCACGCGGTGGTTCAGAGCGTTTGAAGGCAGCGGCGGTGTCGAATTAGACGACCTTGAACAAAGTGCGTTTATCGGGCTTCTGAAAGCCGTACAGACATGGAAGCCGGAAAGCGGTGCATTCTCCACTTGGTACACCATCCAGCTAAAGGCGGTATTTGTAGAGGCTTACGGGATGAGGACGAAACGAACGCGAGAAGACCCGCTCAATAAATATCATTTATCGCTCGATACGCCACTGGATGAGAACGAAGACGGCAGCTTTACTATCGCCGATGTTCTACCAGATGAAGCAGCAGAAGAGGCCTTTGAGGACGTCGAACAGCGGGACTTTCAACAGGCTGTGCAAGCGGCACTTGCACAACTAACAGATGCGCAGCGCGACGCGATCATCAGTGAGTTTTGGCTTGGCCAAAAGCCTGATGCAAAGGCGCGGCGGGAAGCAATACGAGCCCTGCGGCACCCGCGTATCCGCAAACCGCTGATGGAGTATTACTAATAAAAAACACTGAAACGTCAGATAAAGCAGAGCCGGAAAGGGGGCTTTTCAAACTTTGTCAAAGAAAATTCGAGACGAGACCATTATTGACGCGCTTTTGATCTCCGCGACGGTGCGGAGCGCGGCGGCAAAGCTCGAGATCAACGAGCAGACGATCTATCGCCGAAAACGTGACGCGGAGTTTATGCAGAAGTATAACGAGGCACGGCGCGAGCGAACCGAAGCGGCGCGTAACGTATTGCAGGAGCGGGCACATGCTGCTGCGGATACACTGGCAACGATCATGCAGGATGCAGACGCGCCCGCACAGACCCGCGTGAGTGCCGCGGCAGAGATTTTGCGTCAGACGGTGAAGTACACAGAAATCACAGACATCATGCAGCAGCTTGACGAGCTTGAAGCATGGCGAAGGGAGCAGGAACAGCGATGAAGAAAAATTTTGATATCCGCCTTGCGGCGCTGCGGGAATATCTCAAATCGCTGTCAGCCGATGAGACGGTCTTCATCGTCGAGGGCGGCGGTGAGTTCCGCACGGCAGAAGATGCGTTTACGTATTTGCGTAAGTATGGCGCGGTGACGCCGGACGGCAAACGCATTGTGCTGTATCCCCATCCTGTCGAGGGCGTTGACCCGTTAAGCCTGTCGCTCTATCAGATGATTGATGAAGCAATCGAGCAAGGTAAGTTGGAACTGCCGGAATTGGAGAGTGACGAGATTGGAGGTAAAGCCCTTGAATAACGGAATTAAAGCCCGCCTTGCCTCTTTACAGGCGATTGCAGCGCAGGAGAAAACCGGCGCAGCAATTATGACCCTGCTTGAAAATGGCGCGTGGGCGGCTTGTAGAGCGCCGCAAAGCCCCGCAAAGGTGTTCCAGACGCAGGAGGCGGCACGAGATTATTTATCAGACTGCGAATGTGTTATCATTATCGACCTTTAAGAAAAACAGCGCAATAGCACATAAAAAAGAAAGGAAATTTATTATGGACTTTAAGGCCAACATTGAAACCCGCGAGAGCGTAGAAGCAAAGGCAAAGGCCGCTTTCGGCTTTGATTTGAGTAGCGCCCTTGACCTTGTAAAGCGCGGCGACTATGACAGCGACGAGGCGTATTTGGACGCTTGCACCCGCGCCGAGTTGGAGCGCAGCAGCCCTGAATACAGAGCCGCCAGAAGCCGCCTAAAGGTCGAATACCAGGCACGGCGAGAGGAACAGGAGCGCAAGGCACAGAGCGAAAACTATAAAGCAATCCGCAGCAGCGTGAGCCTTGACAGCGTAGACAAGCACAATATCGACGAAGAAGCCGCCGCACTTGCCCGCCGTGATCTTTCCGCAAATCGTATTGCCGCGTCCGATCTGGGCGCGACCATTGAGAAGTACGCGGCAGAGCTGACGGAAAAAGCAAAGGACAGTAAGGCCAGCAGCGCTCTTTTCAATGCTATGCTGCGCGGTCAACTGTAAGGAAAGGAGAACACACCATGAGCCAGTTTAACATTTACGCCCGAAAGCTCGATACAGCTTTCAAAGAAGCCCGCAGCGAATACAACACCGCTTTCCGCGCACTCCAAGAGGCGCAGCAGGCCAGCCGTGACGCTAACGCATGGAAGCCCGGGGACAGCGCCGAGGAAAAGCAGGTTAGAACAACCCGCGCAGCGCTAAAGCTGCATGACGCAGAAGCCACTTTTAACGATGTGAGCGCCCGCGTTTGGGACAACTTCAAGGCCACGCGCCGCACGATCCGCGCCGAGCTGGAACAGGCAGTGCACGCCGCCAATATTGCAAACCCCGACGCAATCGACAATAACGCCCTTGAGCTGATGAAAACCGGCGTTCTTTCCCCGGCTGATTACTCCGCGTTCATGGAGCGATTCGACAGCAACCCCACAATGCTAAAGTTAGTGGGTCACTACGCAGCCGAAGCCGCAAAGACTACGGACAGCCGCCGAGAGGCTGCAGCCCTTAACGCTATCGCTCTTGACTGCCAGAGCGGGGAGGGCGCAGTCATGCGGGCATGGGATAGCATTTCGGCAATTTCTGACAGTTGCGGCGACGGGGACGGCTACCGGCGCAAATCGCCCGGTGTAATTGTCAGCATGAGCGAAAAATGGGACGATCTCGCGGGCGAGGCCGTGGAGAACTTCTGATTTTCGATAAGCGGCAGAGATCAACATTTTGATACAAAGCTTCCTGAAAACAAATTTAAGGAGAGATAAATATGGAACTTAGTTTTGCGAACGGTGTGCAGGAGTACACCGTCCACGGCGTCAAGGGCGATGTCGTCATCCGCTTCAACCCGACTGACGGCGCATTTATCCAGCGTCTTTACAACGCATTTGACACACTGGACAAGAAGCAGGATAAATACGCAGATGAGGTTCAGAGGTGCGGCGACCGCGTTGAGATTTTCAACATCGCCGACCGCCGCGACAAGGAGATGCGCGAGATCATTGACGGCCTTTTTGAAGAGCCGGTATGTGACAGCATCTTTGGCAGCATGAACCTTTATGCGATGGCGGACGGTCTGCATGTATGGACAAATTTTCTGCTTGCGCTGATGGATGAGACGGACAGCGCCTTTGCTCGTGAGCAGAAAGCCACGAATCCGCGCATTCAGAAGTACACGGCAAAGTATCGCCGATGAATTGGGGCTTGCCTACCTCCGTCGAGATCGGCGGAGAGAGCTATGAGATCCGCACGGACTTTCGCGTTATCCTCGATATCTTCGTAATGCTGAGTGATCCTGATTTGAGCGGCACTGACCGCGCAGAGGGCATCTTGCAGATGTTCTATGTCTCGCCTGAGGATATCCCGCCGCAGCATTTGCAAGAGGCGGTAGACGCTTTCTCGTGGTTCCAGAACGGCGGACAGGAGCCGGACAAGAAGAAATCGCCGAAGCTGGTTGACTGGGAGCAGGACTATCCGTTGATCCTCCCGCCCATCAACCGGATATTCGGACGGGATATCCGCGAGATCCCTTATGATGCGGAGACCAACACCGGGGGCGTCCATTGGTGGACGTTCCTCGGTGCGTATAACGATCTCGGGGACTGCACCTTTGCTCAGGTCGTGCGCATCAGAGACAAAAAAGCGCGCGGCAAGACGCTTGAAAAGGATGAACGCGAGTGGTACCGCAGGAACAGCAATATCGTGAATATGAAACACAAACTCAGTCAGGAAGAAGAGACGACTATTTCTAAGTGGCTGGGAGCGGGAAAGGAGTGATTAAATGGCAAATGCTGACGGCAGCGTGATCTTCTCTTGCGATTTGGATTCGACCAAAGCACAAAAGAAACTGAGCAAGCTGCGTGACGAGATATCCGAACTGAACAGCAAGCTTGAAAAGGAAACGGGCAATAAGATGAACCTTGAAAAGCAGCTTGACGCCGCATCTCAGGCAGCGAAAGCTACTGAGGAACGCGTGAAGATGCTGCGAAAGGAAGTCGAACGGCTGAACGACCGCGAATGGATCCAAAAACAGGGCTTTACACAGAACGAGTATCAGACGCAAGTGCTCGACCGCCGCGCCGCTGCGGAGGCGGAGCTCAAACAGCAGGAAGCGCTTTTGCACACGCAGACGAAGGAGGTCAAAACGCTTTCGGCTGCTTACGAAGAGACGACCGCCAACATCGACAGCATGACGGTAAAGCTCGACAAAGCAAAAGTCGCTGCCGGTGAGTTGATCGCTAATACGGAGCAGGAACGCAGGGAGCGCGAGGCGGAGAATTCCGCGCTTGCCAAAGCGGGCCAGTATGCCGCGCGTTTCAGAGATCAGGTCAAGAGTTTAGCGCGCTCTATGCTTGTATTCTCAGTCATCACGGCGGCGCTCACGGCGCTACGCAAGCAGATCAAGGCGGCTATTGCGACCAGCGCAGAGGCATCCGACGCTTTTGCCCGCCTCAAAGGTGCGCTGCTGACG